CTAATTCTGCGCCGCGATCTGGGCGCGGTAGGCGGCCTCCTTCTGCTCGAGCGTGTTCCAGTCGTCGTCGGTCGGCCCGTCGGGATTGTTGGCGACGCCGACCGCCCAGGCGACGAACTGGACGATGTCCTCGCCGGTCTGGACGACGAGCGGGACGAGCTGCAGGGCTGCGACTGCGAAATCCATTGTCGGTCTCCTCTCACTGGATGTTGTAGGTCGTGACGATCGCTTCGGCGGCGCTGATCGCGTCGGTCGCGGCCGCGATCGCGGCCGTGGCGTCGAGGGTCGGCTGGTTGCGCACCATATCCTCGGCGGCGTCGAGCGCCGCCTTGGCGCTGGTGTCGGCCTTGACGAGCGAGGCGAGCACCGAGGCGCTCTTGCACGGCGCCGCCGCGGTCGCGGACACGCCCGTGGCACAGGTCGGCAACGCCGCGTAATGGGTCATGGGCACGAGCACCGCCGCGTCGTAGGCCGCGCGCATGTCGAACACGGTCTGTTGCGGCGTCTCGGGTGCGGCGCAGGCCGAGAGTCCGAGCGTCAGCGCCGCCGCGAGGCCGCCCGCGATCACGAGCGCGAGCGCGCTTTTCGGGACACCGGTCGCGGATCTGGGCGCGCGCGTGGAATTCGCCGCGGTCGCGGCCGGCGTCGCGTGGCCGACATTGAGCGCAAGCCAATCGACGATCTTGCGCGCGGTGCCGATCCAGCCGTCGAGCTGGGCCGGATGGGGCAGGATGGCCGCGATCGCCGAGGCGGCGGCGATGAGCGCGGTCGCGATCTGGAGGATTTGCGGCAGCACGGCGATGAGCTTGCCGACGCCCGGGACGAGCGACAGCAGAGTGAGATCGAGACTCATTTTGGGCTCCAATGAAAAAGCCGCGCGGGGGCCGCGCGGCGGACGGGGACGAGGGAACGGAAAAGCGCGAGATCGGCAAGCGTCAGCTACCGGCCGCGGGCCAACCTTGGGTCACGTCGACGGTCGAGGGATCGCTCGCCGCCGCGATCGAGGCCGCGAGCGCGGCCGCGTTCACGTCGATCGCCTGGACATAGAGGCGCACCGCCTCGGCCGCGGCCGCGCAGTCCGACGCCGCGGCGGTGGCGAGCGTGCCGTCGGCGCAGGGCAGCGTGTAGGCGGTCGCGACCGCGGCGCCATTGGCCTTGAGGATGGCGATGTCCGCCGCGGCACCCTGGGCCGTGATCTTGTTGAGCGAGTCCGGGTCGAGCGCCAACGTCTTGGTGACGCTCGCGAGGCCCGACGGAAGATAGCCGGCCGCGATCAATGCCGATGCCTTGGCCGCGAGGGCCGCGAGGGCGCCCGGCGCGTTGAGCTTCCAGGCGGACGCGGTCGCGTTCCAGACGTGATTGACGTCGGGCGGCGGGGCCGAGACCTGCGTCGCCCCCGCGGGCGGCGCGGCGCCGCCGCCGAAGCCGCCGAGGAAATTGCCGCTCGCGTCGACATAATAGGTGACGCCGATCTGCTGCCACGCGGGCGGCGAGGCACTCGCGTTCCAGACAAAGATCGGGCTCGGCGGCGGCGTCGGCACCTGGACCGCGCCGGCCGGGATCGTCGCGCCGGACGCGAAGGATCCCAGATAATTCCCGGTCGCGTCGACGTAGTAGGCGAGCGGTGCGGAAGATTGATCGGTCATGTCGCGGCTCCTATGCGAAGGCTTCGAAGATCGCGGCCCAATTCGTGTTGGTCGCGCCCGCAGGCACGCCGGTCGATTTGCTGCCGATGAGGAAGGTGTAGGTGGTCGATGAGCCGAAGCGGACGTTCAAGTTCGTCGCGTCCGGCACGACGCCGCAGTTGCGTCCGGAGCCGTTCGAGTCGGTCACGAAGCCGGGCGGCACGATGAGCTCGTCGCCGACCGAGTAGCCATTCTCGGCCGTGAGGCAATGGAGCTTGATCACGATCAGCTTCGGCTGCGCGCCGAGCCCGTGGGCGAGGGTGAGCGAGCCGCCGGCCGTGATGGTCTGCTGGCTCGAGGTGTAGGACTTGGTGAACGCCGCCGAGGTCAGGCCGAGCGACGCCGCGATCGATGGCGTCATGTAGAGCGGAAGCCAGACGCCGCCTCGATAGATGAGGACGATCATCTCGTAGGCGGTCGCCGTGAAGGCGACGCTGGTTGGATCGGCGCCATTGCCGAACTGGAAGAAATCGCTGCCCGACGCGTTGATCGTGACTTGATAGCCGATCGACATGATGGCAGCGACGTAGCCGATGCGCGGCGCCGACGGCAGGTTGAAGACGGAGGCGCCGCTCGTGCAATATTGCAGGATGCCGTCGTCGGTCGTCGCGAAGGAATAGGGCGTCGTCGCACTGTGCGAGCCGCCGATGATGCCGGAGACGGACTTGCCGCTGGCGGGACGGTAGATCACGGAGCAGGTGTTGGGCGTGCCGGCCGCCGTGCAGGTCACGAGCGCCATGTCGCCCGCGGCGGTGAGAATATTGGCGCCGCCCGGCAGAATCAGGTTGACGCCGTTCGTGAGCGTGAGGGCGCCCGCGAACGAGACGGCCTTGATCTGCCCGACCTTCATCGACGCGCCGAAATTCGCGATCGTCGTCGTGCCGGTGATCGAGAGATAACTCTGCGGCTGGGAGCCGAGATCGCACGAGGATGCGCTCGCGATCGTGCCGGCGCCGCCGCCAAGGGGCGGCAGCCACAGGTGATTGGTCGTGTCGAGCTGGGCGATCGCGACCCAGGATGCCCCGTCATAGATGCGCAGCGTCGGCGGCGCGGTCGAGGTGTCGAGCCAGCCCTGATAGGCCTCGGGCGCGGAGGGTGCCGAGGCGCCGCTCCACGCGGTGTTGAGCGTATCGAGCGCCTGGTTGACGAGGGTGACGAGCTCGGTTCCGCTCACCGTTCCGGTGGTCGGCAGCACGAGGGAGTTCTGCGACATGGATGGGCCTCGCTGGAGTATTTGCGCGGGATGAGATCGCCCTCAATAGCCCTGGGCGACCCAGTTGATCGAGCGCGCGGCCGGCGCGCCGCCGTTCTCGATCGAGATCGAGAAGCCGGAGATCGTCGAGCCGGACACGATCGCGTCGTCGCCGGCGCTCGCCGAGAGGATGGTGACCTGGAGATTGGGCACGGCGTTGAACGGCGTCGCGTAGGCGACCGCGAGCCCGCTTGTGGGCACCGCGACGGCGGTGCCGGTATCGACCCGGTCGGGCACGTCGACGAGGAACGTGAGCGCGCTCACTACCACGCGCACCTGGGGATCGTCGCTCGCGATCAGGATTTGCGCCATGAATCCGCGCGCGAGATACTGGCCCGGGACCCAGTTCTGCCACGGCGCGAAGCTCGTGCCGTCCTGGGACAGGCTGATCTGCGGCTGGACCGAGAGCTGGGCGCCGAGTGCCGCGTCGAGGAAGTCGGTGACGCCGAGGATGTCCGGCACGGCGAGCACGTTGTCGTAGATCGACACGCCGTAGGCCGTGAAGCCGAAATTGACCGCGCAGGAGGCGACGCGGCTCACGATCACCGTCTCGCTCGCGGGGAACGTATAGGTTCCGCTCGCGGCGACGCCGCCGTACCAGATCACGTCCGCGAGGGTGAGCAGGTTCGCGACGCCGAGGATGTTTCCGGTCGAGCCGAGCTCGAGCCCGTCGCTGTTCACGAACGCGGCGCCCGAAACCGTGCCGGGCCAATGCGCGGCCGCCTCGTCGAAGCTCGCGACCACGTTGCGCACGAGAACCGAGCCCGCGATCGCGATCGCCGCGGGATCGGCGCTGTAGACGTCGAGGCCGGTGAGCGGATTGGCGTGCGCCGCGACCCAATAGGTGCTGTCGCCCTGGGACGGATAGGAGGTGAGCGGCGTGCGCGGAAGGGCGCGCGCACCGGCCCAGGAGGTCCCCATGCGCAGCTCGTAGTCGACGGCGCGGAAATCGGCGACCGGGTTCCATTGCAGCACCGTCTGGCCGCCCACGAAGGCGCTCACGAGTCCGGTCACGTCGGGGAGCGGCGACGCGAGGGCAGCACCGGTGGGCACGTAGGTGTAGGGCGAGACGTCCGCGAGCGACTGCTCGGCGCCGCCGAAGATGTTGAAAGAGAGCAGCTTGACGTAGATCGGCTGGCCGATGCGGCTCGCATCGTAGGGATATTTGAACACGCCCTGATCCAGGCGCACGAAGGCCGCACCGGCCGCGTGGCCCGCGATCGTCGTGCCATAGGCGCCGCGCGCGAGATAGGTGAGCGCGTAAGCGTTGGCCGCGGTTTGGGTCGCGCTCGCGTAGGCCACGAGCTCGCCATCGACGAAGCACAACGTGTCGAGCGCCAACGCGTCCGCCTCGGTGCCCGAAAGAAGGACGCCGGCGCTGGCGCTCAAATCGACCGCGAGCGTGTCGCTCGAATCGACCGTCGGACCGGTCGCGGCGGGGGCGACCGCACCGAGCGCCGCCGTGAGCGTGCCCATGCGTGAGCGGCCGTTGAAACGCCCGGCGAGCTTGTAGGTCGCGTCGTCGGTCGAGATCCAGACGTCGCAGCCGCCCCAATCGGCTCCGCCCGCGGTCGCGATCCACACCTCGAGGCCGCTGGTCGTGAGCGCGTCGGGCGGCTCGATGAACACCGGGGCGAGCGCGTTACCGGGCGCCACCATGGGATTGATGCCCTTCCCGCTCGTGATCTCGAACGCGTAGGTCGCGGCGGCGCCGGTGCCCGCGAGATATTCCTCGGCGGTGACCGCGAGCGTGCCGCTCGAATCCTCGGCGATGTCGGTGATGCGCACCCATTGGCGCTCGAGCCCGAGATTGGCGTCGGTGATGGTGACGATGTCCATCGGATCGAGCAGCACATAGCGCCAGCCGAGATTGAACTTGTAGGTGTTGCGCACGGCCTGGCGCTGGAGCCAGAGCTGGGCCGAGGTGCGCGCGACGCCGGCATCGCAGATCTCGTGCGCCTGGAGCGACTGCTCGGGGCGCGCGCCGTAGAGCGCGATCTGCGCCTCGTCCTTCGCCTCGACGATGTCGATGTTGTAGGCGATCGCGCGGTTGCAGAACTCGAGCTGGACCGAGTTCATCTGGTCGGCCGGACGCGAGCGCGTGAGCTGCACCGGGTCGTTGTTGTCGATCGCGAGGAAGTCGTCGTCGTCGAGGTCGTAGAGGGGGGCCGAGGGCGGCGTGTAGACGGCACCGTTGGCGCTCAGCGCCGCATCTCCATAGGGCACGATGTCGAGCTTGCCCTCGGACCAGACGAACTCGCTGTTGGTGAGGGTCGCAAGGCGCTCGAGCGCGTCGTTGGCCGTCTCGATGTCGGTATAGGCGGGCGAGACCAGAAGCCCCGCCGCCTGGCAATAGGCGCGATAGGTCGAGAGATCGGCGAGCAATGCTGGATCGAAGCCGGTGCCGTGCTCGGGATCGATCAGGTAGTCCGCCACCACGTCGGCCGGATTGACGTCGAGTACCCCCGCGACCGTGCCCGCGAGGAGTCCGAGAATCTCGAAATTGTGGTTCGGCAGCGAGGCGCTGTCGCCGAGGTCGTAATTGGCGCAGGCGACGTAGGCGATCTGGTTGTAGCCGAGGGCCGCCTCGGGATGGACGCTCGAGAGATAGCCCCAGACCGGCTGGCCGAGGGCGCCGTTGACGAGCGCGAAGCCGAGCGGCGGCTCCTGGAGCGAGAGCGTGTAGCTGTAGGTGATCGAGACCGTGGTTCCCGCGAGATCGCCGGTGAACGTGTAGGTGCCGGCGCTCACCCGGTACCCGTTGCTCGAGGCGCCCGCGGTGAGCGGGGCCATGCCCGAAACCACGCCGCCGTCCGAGACGAAGCTTGCCGCATTGCGGACCGCGACCGCGAGGCCCGGCGGCACGGCGTAGGTCTCGCTCGCCGTGCTCGAGACGGTCGCGACATTGCTCGGGTCGCTCGAGATCGTGTCCTTGTCGCGCCAGACGGTCTCGATGCCGCCGACCGGTCCCTCGCAGATACCGAACATCACCGAGGCGGTATAATCGTAGCTCGTGCTGCCGGTGGAGCTCGGCGCACTGCCGCCCTTCCCGCCCCCGCCGCCGCCGCCCGAGGATACGGGTGTCGAGGCGAAGTCGTCGTACCAGATGAGGTTGCCCGCGACCCGCGTCTGTCCGTAGACGAGCGGAAGCGCCATGCCGGTGTTGCTGGTCTGGATGCGGAGACTTGTCGCGGCGGGCGCCGTCGTCGCGTTGGTCTTGGCGCTGCCGCCGATCAATCCTGCCATGGCTCACTCCTCGATGGGGCCCGCGCGCTATAGCGTCTCTGGCCACGGGCTGAAGAAGCGCACCGGCCGCCCCACGAGCGGCGCCTTGGTCGCGTCGGCACGCACGCAGCCCTGGCCGATATAGGCGTGGATCAAACGCGGCCAGTCCTCGACGATGGCGCCGTGGGAAAAGCAGCGCCCGAAGCGGAACAGCGCCACGTCCGCGGGGCCCGGTGCCGCGACCTCGCGCGCGTAACGCAGCACCCAGCCGAGATAGCGCTCGGCCGAGCGGTGGAGATGCCAATCGGGCGGATAAGGCCGCGGGTCGATGTGGGGCACGATCTCGGCCGCGCGATAGACCTCGATCAAAAGCGTCGCGCAATCGACGCCCGCGCCGCGCACGCGGCCCTGATGGTGATAGGGTGTCGCGAGCCAGCCTTCGGCGGCCGCGAGCACGGCGTCGCGGCGCGCGCGTTCTTCCTGGGTCACGGGATGCCTGCTCCGTTGCCGCGCGGGCGAGCGAACGTGCTAACGCGCCGTCTCGGGCGGCGGGATGTAGGGAAAGCCTTTGAAATGGGCGAGGTTGTTGAATTTCGACTGGCAGGTCGCCTGGGTCTTGTCGCAGCCGGCATAGGCCGTGAACGGATCGCCCACCGCGAACGCGACCGGGAACGGCGAGACCAGCGTGAAGCTCCCCGGCGTGTAGCATTTCACCATGCGCGCGAAGCCGGCATTGCCGCCGCCGGTCGCCTCGAGCACGCCGAGGTCGAACCATCCTGCCGCCTGAGTGAGCGCGCACAGCACGTCGGTCTGGCTCGAGCCCGCGGCGACGCTGCTCGTGACCGCAAAGGCCGCGCGCGATGCGGTGCAGCTTCCGTCGTAGAGCGTGTTGACGCAGCTCGGCTGGTAGAGGTTGCGCGGCATGGCGATGTCGAACAGCTCGAGATGGCTGTTGACGTGGATGGTTGCCTGGGTGCGACCGGCATCGACCTCGCCCACGCGTCCCAGGAAAAGAATCACCGTCCCCGCCGAGGTGTCGCCCCAGCTCGCCATGAAGGCGCGCTCGACCTGGACCGTGGCGCCGTCGAGCATGCCCATGCGCAGCGCCGAGAGAAAGGGGGCGCCGTTCATCGTGTCGTCCGGGCCGGGGAGCACCGTGATGTCGAACGTGTCGACCTCGAGGCCGAGCTTCCATTCGGCGGTGCCGCCGTTGGTGCGGTCGAACACCGGCCCCTCGCTCGTGAAGGTGAAGCCGTTCGCGGCCACGTCGATCTCGGCGTCCGTGTAGCGCAGCACGCCGCCGCCCACGAGCGTGAAGGTATAGAGATCCGCCATGTAGAACTGCCCGCCCGCGAGCAGCGTCTGGAGTGCCGAGCTTGCGGTCTTCATTTGACGCTCATGAGATGGATGGTCTTGAGGCCCCAAAGCGCCTGGGCGAATTTTTCGAAATCCGCCTCGTCTTCCTTGAAGCGCACGCGGAAGTAATAGGTGAAGTCCGCGGTGATCGCGCTTCCCGACGCGGGTGCGGTCGCGAAGGTGAGGATGCCGGTCGAAAGATCGACGCTCCAGCCGCTCGTGGCCTGGGCGGTGCCGTTCAGATAGACGGCACTCACCGCGTCGATCGCGGTCATCGGCTCGGGATAGCCGCCGAGGCTGCGCAGAAGCTGGAATGCGGTCGTGCTGCCGTCGGCCGAGCTGTCGACCACCGCGCCCGCGACCGAATTGTCGTCCGGATCCTGGAACAGGAAATCGTCGTACGAGCCCTGGCGCTGGAGGTAGAACCCCATGAGGGTCCGAAGCTCGTCGGTCGCGTCGTCGCGCAGGAGCTCGTATTGGAGCTCCCACTGCCAGAGCGGGGTGACCCAGTCGGCCGTGCGCGTCTCCTTGCCCGAGACGGTTGTCTGCACGCGCGTCGACCAGATGGGCGAGCGCACCACGTTCCAGGCGAGCCCCGGAAGCGTCGGGAATATCGCGTTCGACATGGTCAGCGCATCCTGAGGTTCGGATTGAAGTGGCGCAGCTCGCGCGCGACGGCGCTCGCGATCGTGCGCGAATGGCCGAGGAGCTCGTGGGCCGTGGTGCGGCCTTGGGCGGTATAGGCGAGGTTGATCACGGGCGCCGCGCCGACGCCGCCGCCCGCGGATGCGGCGCCGCGCACCTGGCCCGCGAGCGAGGCGGGCAGCACCATCTCGTCCTTGTGGAGATAGGCGAAAGTGTCGCGCGGCACGTCGAAGCCGCGCTCGGCGAACGCGACCGAGCCCGCGACGCTCTGGACCGTCGCCTCCGCCGCCGCCGCGGGTCCCGCGGCCGCGGGGCCGAGCAGGTCCGAGAGGAAGGCGAACACGCCTGCGAAAGTCTCGGCCGCGTAATTGCCGATCGAGGCGAGCGCCTTTTCGGCCGTGGCGCCGATCGACCCGGTGGTCGAGGATTGCTCGAGCGCATTGCGCTCGGTGGTGCCCGCAATGGTCGCGGCGGTCAGATCCGCCTCGGCGGAGAGCCAGCTCCAGACTCGCTGGGTTTCCTGATTGATGAAGTCGCTCAGGACGGATTGACCGATTTGCTGCAGCGCCTTCTGGAAGCTCGTGCCGCTCACGATCATGCTCGCGAGCGACCGGCTGAACGAATTTCGGAGATCGTTCCCGAGCTTGGT